TCTCTCCCTTTGAAAGATGAATTTAAAGAAGAGAAAAAGAAAGTAGTCTATGTAGGGAATATGAAGAAATCTACTCCAAGTGTAACAGAAGCAACACCAGAAGATTTTAATGATGAAGGAAATGAAGATTTACCATTTTAACACCAATAAGACTATTTTTTGAAAAAATAAACAATATCAACAATGTTTATAAGAGCATTTTTAAAGAAATAAGCAAAAAACATATGAAAGTAAAATTTGAAGATATACAAATACTTGTAGAGGGCTGGGCAGATAAGAAAGGAATACTGGAACACGGAAAGCCGATAAAACAACTTCTAAAAACGCTGGAAGAGATTACAGAACTACACACAGCAATAGAAGATGATAATTTGGAGGAGATAATAGATGCAATAGGCGATGTAGTGGTTACTTTGATAATCTACGCTAAAATGAAGAGCATCACGCTTTTTCCTAATGGTAGCGAAGAGCTTTCGGACTCAAAAGGAACAGCGCAAGATCCTTATTTCCTTTTGGATAACTGCAATAAACTTATGCAGTTGGAGAAGTTCACAAACGACTCAATAGAAAAGTATTACACTGTTCAGATGATATTGTTCTTGCTCAATCAAATCGCCAACAGGTTTGACCTTAAAGTTTGGGAGTGCTTCCACTCGGCTTACAAGGTTATAAGTGGCAGGACTGGAAAGGTTGTTAATGGAACCTTTGTTAAAGACTAATGGAAGCAGGACAGTACGCTACACTAAACAAAGATGTAGTCTTTAAGAAAGTCATATACAGCAAGAAAGGAACGAAGGTAAAAATCATCAGCATAAGCGGAAACGCTGTGATTTACGAAACAGAAAACGGAAAACGCTTTCCGTGTAACATTAAAGATTTAGAGTAGAAGTTCTTTAAAACATTAAAACCAATAAAAAATGGAACGAGAGAGTTTTGTTTTTTATCGCAGTTTTTTTGAGAGTATCAGGGATTTGCCGAGGGATATTCAGGGAGAAGTGCTTACAGCCATAATTGAGTATGGCTTATACGGAGAAACAACTGAAAATCCAAAGCCGATAGCAGGGGCTATTTTGAAACTTGTAATACCTCAAATAGAAGCGAACAATAAACGATATAACAACGGAAAAAAAGGGGGAAGACCTACAAAAAACAAAACCGAACAAGAACCAAACCAAAACCAAAACGAAACCAAACCAAAACCTAATGTAAATGTAAATGATAATAAGAATATTATTAAACATACTATACACATAGATAATAATATTCTTTTCGAGCAAATTAAAAATTTGCCCGAGTATCTTAAAAATTTTCAAGGGAACAAACTTTATCTCTTCGTGGCTTATCGGTTTTGGGAATTATGGAAAAAGGAAAACCCTACCAATCTCACAGTGAAGAACGCTAATGTTTCCAAGTGGTATCATGAAGTTCGTAAAATCGTAGAAATAGACAAAACCACGATAGAAAGACTGATAGGCATCTACGCCTACTTTAAGCAAATCCAAAAGGGAGAGGCTGGTTTTAGGCGGTTTTGGTTTGATACGATAAAATCCATTCACGGCATCAGGAAGAAGAACAAAGCAGGAGAATACTATCTGGACAGAATTATTACCGAAGTAAATGAAGAACTGGAAAGAAACGAGGATTTTGAAAGGCTGGTAGTGGATTTAATCCAAAAAACGAAAGATTATGCGAGCAATAAGATACCTAAAAAACAGATTTGAGTTTGCTGCAAAGAATGGGAAGCCGCTATACATCAACCAAAACGATGTAGATGCGCTGAACCAAATCATAGAGTTTGCCAATGGGAAGCCTAAAAACACCGCATTAGAAGATAGTTTGATGCTGTTCTACCTTCTTCAATATTGGAAAGTAGAAAACATAGAAAACCAAAAAATAGCATTAAAAGAAGCCAAACAAGGTATTTTTGAAATTACAGGTCCTGATATTATCCTTGAAAGACTATCTATGCTGATAGACCCTAAAAGCAAGGTTATCAATATGATAAGGGATGAGTTATGGTTTTCTCAAGCCTTGAATGGAATACCCGAAGAGGAAAGAATACCAATCGAAGCTGTTGATAGGCTGCTGAATGAAGTTTTGGAAATGGCAAAGAATAGATTTCCACTGATAAAAAGACTAAACGAATACGAGGTAAGATATGTTGATAGAGCCGATAAAACTAAATAATATTCCAGAAGCAGAATGTGAGGTTCTCAATCTTGAAGATTTTAAAATCAATCCTGATGAGGATATACCAGAGCCGATACCGATTTTGCACACTTGGGATGAAAGAGGAAACCTCCTGCCGATATTCACAGAAGATAATATCTCAATGATACAAGGGAAAGCGAAATCAAGAAAATCAACCTTTATCAGGGCGATAAGCACGGCAGTGATGGGCGGAAAATTCGGAGTGCTGGAATGCACCTACCGAAGAAACAGAATGGCGATTTTTGATACAGAACAGGGGTCTTATCATTGTTCAAGGGCAGTGAAACAGATTAGACAATTAAGCGGAAGAAATGTTGATTATTACAAACTCGCAGGGCTTCCAGTATCCAGCAAAAAATACTTGGTAGAAACCCACTTAAAACAAAATCCAGATTGTGGATTTGTGATTTTGGATAACATCGTGCATTTCCTGCTGGATTTTAATTCATCAACCGAGAGTTCAGAACTTAACGAATGGCTGATAAAACTCAAAGGAGAGTATAACACCCACATTTGTGTTGTGCTGCACGAAAACGGAAGTGATACAGGGAACGGAAAAGCAAAAGGGCATATCGGAACTTTACTTGAAAACACTTGTGAAACTATCATCCGAGTAGAAAAAGACAACGATGACAGAGGGCAAAGTATCGTAAGTCCAAAAGCAATGCGAGGATTGGAATTTAACCCTATTCTGATGCAGGTAGATTATCAAGGAGTGCCTTATCTCTCTTGGTATGAAGAAACAGATAAACC